CTTCAGAAGGGCTATTCGAGGACTCAGGATTACACCCGAAAGACGCAGCAAGTGGCCGAGGTGCGTAAAGCTGCCGAAGCTGAGTTGCAAGCGATTCGGGCCGAGCGAGAGCAATATGCTCAGTTGTTAGGTGCGTTAAGTGAGCAAGTGAAGGCTGCTGCCGAGCCACAGATTGATTGGGATCGTCTTTACCGTGAAGACCCCATCGAGTATGTGCGGCAGCGCGAGGTGATGCGCGACAACAAGGAGCGGGCTGCTGCTATTGATGCTGAACAGCAGCGCCTATTTCAGATCGCGCAGGAAGAGCAAGTCAAGCAACTTCAGACCGTCAAGGTCAAGGAGTCGCGTGCATTGCTTGAAGCGGTTCCGTCATGGAAAGACCCGGCCAAGGCCAAGGCCGAGAAAACCATGCTGATCGAATTCGGTCAGAAGATGGGATTTACACCTCAAGAACTTGGGAACATTTATGACCACCGTGTAGTTCTGGCTCTTCGTAAGGCGGCGCTTTACGATCAGATGCAGGCCAAGCGCCAAGTCATCAAGCCGGTTACGAACAACGGACCCAGACCTGCCAAGCCTGGAGCAGCGGGAAGGGTTTCACAGATGAGCGATAGTGTTCGAGCAAAACAGCGTCTTGCCAAAACGGGCCGCGTCGAAGATGCGGCCTCCGCAATTGAACTTCTTTTGAAATGAGGTAAATCATGGCTATCGTGACCAATACCTTCACCACTTACTCTGCAAAGGGTATTCGTGAAGATCTGAGCAATGTCATCACCAACATTGCGCCCGAAGAAACGCCTTTCATGTCCAACATTGGCCGTGAGAACGTGACCAACACTCTCTATGAGTGGCAGACTGACACTCTGGCCGCTGCTGCTGCTAACGCACAGCTTGAGGGTGATGACGTTACGTCCTTCGACTCTGTGACGGCAACTGTGCGTCTGCAAAACTATGCGCAGATCTCGCGCAAGACCATCGTCCTGTCCAACACCGAAGAGGTGGTGAACAAGGCTGGTCGGCGCTCTGAGGTTGCGTATCAGATTGCAAAGCGCAGTTCTGAGCTGAAGCGCGACCAAGAGTTCGCAATGCTGAACAACGCTGGTACCACCTCTGGTAGCACCACTGCTGCTCGCACTAGCGCCTCGCTGCAAGCCTTCCTGAAGACCAACATTGATTGGGACACCACCAATGGCGCGAACCCGACCTATACGACTCTGCCTACGCTGGGACGTACTGACGGGACCGTGCGTACCTTCACGGAAACCATTCTCAAGAATGTGATTCAGAAGGTTTGGACTCAAGGCGGCACGCCCAAAATCTTGATGACCGGCCCGGTCAACAAGCAGCGTGTTTCTGGCTTTGCCGGTATCGCTTCTTCGCGTTTCAACATCGACGGCGGTGCGCGCCCTGCCACCATCATCGGTGCTGCCGACATTTATGTGTCGGATTTCGGCAACGTGCAAGTGGTCCCCAACCGCTTCCAGCGCGAGCGTGACGCCTTCGTGATCGATCCCGATTACGCGAAGATGGTTGTTCTTCGTCCGTACCAGCAGGTCGAACTCGCTAAGACCGGCGACGCTGAAAAGCGTATGCTGATCGTCGAGTGGGGTCTGAAGGTTCTGGCTGAGAACGCTCACGGTCTGGCAGCAGACCTTGTGACTTCCTAATCGAAGCAACGGAGGGATCGGGGAAACCCGGTCCCTTTTTAACGATGACAGACAAAAAACTATTTGATGTGAACCCGGAACTCGGGATCACTAGGACATGGCACTACGACTCGGAAAAAGACGAAGCGACGATCCAGACTCAACAGGATGTCACTGCGATCATCGAGGAGAACAAGGACGAATTTAATCAGGTGGATGAGCGCGCACGATGGGGGGAGTGGACCCGCGTGGCTTCAATTCCGCTTAGCCTTTACTACAAGATGAAGGAAGAAGGTAAGCTCGACGACGAGGCTTACATGAAGAGGTTCCTAAACGATCCAGAAAATCGCCACTTCCGCGTGAGGCCGGGCAAGGTATGAAGACCAACTACATCGCGGTCTGCACGCCTGCGCGTGACATGGTGCATACGATGTTCACCTACGACTTGGTGAACATGGTTTGCTATCACACACTCAACACGAATGATGCGGTATCTCTCAAGATTTCCGAGGGCACCTTGATTGCCAATCAGCGTGCCGAGCTAACGCTTGACGCGATGCGCGAGGGCTGCTCGCATATCTTGTTCGTTGATTCCGACATGCGTTTTCCGCAGGACATGATCTCGCGGCTGCTCAAGCATGACCTTGACATCGTGGCTACGAACTGTGCGCGTAGGCGTATGCCTACAGGCCCGACTGCTCAGATCTACAAGGAAAACGGGGATCGTGAGCTTGTCTGGACAATGCCAGAAAACACTGGCCTGCAAGAAGTTGGCTCAGTCGGCATGGGCGTGATGATGATTAAGGCTGAAGTCTTCAAGGCTTTGGGCGAGCCGTGGTATGAAACCCCTTGGCGGCATGACAAGCGCGGCTATATCGGCGAAGATGTGTTCTTCTGTAAAAAATCCCGCGAGGCTGGCTTTAAAATCTGGATTGACCATGATGTCTCGAAAGAGATCGGCCATGTCGGAACCTTTGAGTTCAAGCATGACCACACTTGGGCGATCAAGGATCTGGAAAAAGCGAGGGAATCGTAATGGCCCTGACCACTTACAACGAGTTGAAATCGTCTGTCGCGGATTGGCTCAACCGAACCGATCTGACGGCGGTGGTGCCTGACTTTATTTCTCTGGCCGAGGCGCAGATTGAGAGGACTTTGCGCACCCGTCAGATGATCGTAAGGGCTACGGCTGCAATCGATACCGAATACAGCGCGGTTCCTGCCGACTTCTTGGAAACCAAGTCGATCAAGCTCAACACAAACCCGGTGACGGCTCTGGCGTTTGATTCGATTGATGCGATGGATTTGATGAAGTCAACGAGATACCTGTCTCCTGGCAAGCCTCAATACTTCAGCATCGTTGGAGGCCAGATTCGGGTTCTGCCTGTGCCTGACAACAGCTACACGGCAGAATTGACTTACTACGCGAAACTCACGAAGCTATCAAGCACCGTGTCCTCTAACTGGTTGCTGGCATCATCGCCTGATGTGTATCTCTATGGCTCGCTGATGCAGGCATCGCCATACCTTAAGGATGATGCAAGGATTCCTGTGTGGTCTTCAATGTACACAAGTGCCTTAGAGGCTATACAGGTTGCAGATGATCGCGGCGCGACATCTGGCGGTGCTATCATGATGCGGGCTAGGACTTTTGGATAAAGGAGTGTTGAAATGTCATCGTTTACCGACTACACCGAGAACCTAGTTCTCACTTGGCTCTTGACCACTAGCAGCGCAACGCGGCCTACTACGTGGTTCGTGGGACTATTCACTGCTGCGCCTTCTGACACTGGTGGCGGCACTGAGGTTTCTGGCAACGGTTACGCCCGGACCGCTACGGGCACGATTACGGTTTCAGGCACCTCGCCAACCAATGCCACCAACTCGGCGGCTATTGAGTTCCCTGCGGCTTCTGGAGGCAATTGGGGAACTATTGGATGGGCTGCAATCTTCGATGCTTCCACTGGTGGCAATATGCTGGCCTGGGCTGCTCTTAGCACCTCACGCACTATCAACACTGGTGATGTGTTGCGCATTCCTGCTGGCGATCTGGACGTTACCTTGACGTAACTCTATGGCAGCTTACGGCAGCGGCCCGTATGGGCGTGGCAACTATTCCTATGGAGTTAGCCTCGCTGCTGTAACGATGACCGCCACCTCGGCGGCTTCTTTTTCGGCGGTGCGCTATGCCATTGGCGCATTCACTAGCGCATCGTCTTCGACGATGGCCGCATCGGCCATCATCGTCAAGAACGCATCGTTTACCGTATCGTCATCATCTGCATGCACGATATCTGCTAGGCGTTTAGCTAATGCCGCTGTAACGGTATCGGCATCGTCTGAATGCATCATATCGGCGCAGCGTTTAGCTAATGCCGCTGTAACGGTATCGGCATCGTCTACTTGTAGCTTTTCCGCTCTACGCTATGCCATAGGCTCATTTGTCTCTGCAAGCAGTTCGACGATGAGCGCAGCGGCTGTGCGCTATGCCATTGGAGGATTTACTAGCGCATCGTCTTCAACGATGGCTGTATCGGCAAATGTCATCGAGAGCGCATCGTTTACCGTATCCGCATCGTCTGAATGCACGATATCTGCTAGGCGTTTAGCTAATGCCGCTGTAACGGTATCGGCATCGTCTACCTGTAGCTTTTCTGCTCTGCGCTATGCCATAGGATCATTTACATCTGCAAGCAATTCGGCAATGAGTGCAGTGGCGGTGCGCTAT